GTGAAAAACTTTCTTTATTAGTTCATGATGAAAGTGGTAAATGGGAAAGACCTGACAATATAAAAAATAACTGGAGAGTAACAAAAACTTGTTTACGATTAGGTAGTAGAATTATAGGCAAGTGTATGATGGGGTCAACTTCCAATGCATTAGATAAAGGAGGTGATAATTTTAAAAATTTATATTATAATTCAGATGTTACAAAAAGAAATAGAAATGGACAAACTAAGTCGGGATTATATTCTTTGTTTATTCCTATGGAGTGGAATTACGAAGGATTCATTGATGAATTCGGACAACCTGTATTCAACACTCCTAAACAACCCACATTTGATCCACACGGAGTAGAAATAGATTGCGGAGTTGTAGATCATTGGAATAATGAAGCTGATGGATTAAAAGATGACCAAGACGCTTTAAATGAATTTTATCGTCAATTTCCTAGAACAGAAGAACACGCGTTTAGAGATGAAACTGGAAATAGCTTGTTTAATTTGGTTAAGATATATGAGCAAATAGATTTTAACGAAGGAAATAAAAATTCATCTGTATTAACACCTGGAAATTTTCAATGGACAAAAGGAGTGAAAGATACTCAAGTGGTATTTAATCCAGATCCAAAAGGAAGATTTAAAGTTAGTTGGGTTCCAGGACAAAAATTACAAAATAACGTTATTATTAAAAATGGCGTAAAATATCCAGGCAATGAACATATGGGAGCATTTGGATGTGATTCATATGATATATCTGGAACAGTTGACGGTAAGGGTTCAAAAGGTGCCTTACATGGATTAACTAAATTCTCCATGGAAGATGCACCAGCTAATACTTTCTTTTTAGAGTATATAGCTAGACCACAAACAGCTGATATATTTTTTGAAGATATATTAATGGCGTTGGTATTTTATGGCATGCCATTATTAGCAGAGAATAATAAACCTAGATTACTTTATTATTTGAGAAGAAGAGGATATAGAGGTTTTAGTATGAATAGACCTGATAAGATTTGGAATAAATTATCTGTAGCAGAAAGAGAAGTTGGGGGAATACCAAACTCTAGTGAAGATATAAAACAAGCTCACGCTGCTGCAGTTGAAATGTATATTAATGATCATGTTGGACTGTTAAAAGATGGTACATATGGTAATATGTATTTTAATGAAACACTAAATGATTGGTCAAAATTCGATATAACAAAAAGAACAAAGCATGATGCGTCAATTAGTTCTGGTTTAGCTATAATGGCTTGTAATAGACATTTATATAGACCTAATCCAGAAAGAGAAAAACCAAAATTAGACCTCAATATAGCAAAATATAGTAATAAAGGATTTCAATCAATAATAATAAAAAAATAAAGTATGACAGAGTCTGTTATAAATTTTCCATCTCAAGCTGTTAGCGATTTAGAAAAACTAAGTGAAGATTATGGATTAAAAGTTGCTAAAGCAATAAGGCATGAGTGGTTCACTGGAACAACATCTAAATTCGATAGTAATTTAAATGATTTTCATAATCTTAGATTATATGCTAGAGGTGAACAATCTGTGCAAAAATATAAAAATGAATTATCAATTAATGGTGATTTGTCATATCTTAATTTAGATTGGAAACCAGTACCTATTATTCCTAAGTTTGTAGATATTGTTGTAAATGGTATGGCTCAAAGAACATTTGAGATAAAGGCTTTTTCTCAAGATGAATTTGGTGTTACAAAAAGGACACAATATATGGAATCCATATTAAGAGATATGAGATCTAAAGATTATAATGATGCGGTTAAATCTAATTTCGGTATAGATCTTTATGAAAATCCTCCTAGTTCATTACCTAGTACTGAAGAAGAATTACAACTTCATATGCAGTTAAATTACAAACAAGCTGTGGAATTAGCAGAAGAACAAGCTATAAATATTTTATTAGAAAATAGTGATTACGACCTCGTTAGAAGAAGATGTTTATATGATTTAACAACTATAGGGATTAGTGCCACTAAAACATCTTTTGATTTTAGTAATGGAGCAGAAGTACAGTATGTTGATCCTATTAATCTAGTTTATTCTCATACTGATTCTCCATATTTTGATGATTTATATTATGTTGGTGAAACAAAAGAAATCCCAATAAATGAGTTGGTTAAAGAATTTCCTGAATTAACAGAGAAAGATATAAAAGAAATAACAGAAAACTCAAATCAATCTCCACATAGTCGTGTTAATTATAGAACAAATCACGATAAAAATAAAGTCCGTGTTTTATATTTTAATTTCAAAACACATATGAATGATGTTTATAAATTAAAAAAGATGGCAAGTGGTGCTGATAAAGTTATTGAAAAAACTGATGCGTTTAATCCTCCTATTAGTATGGATGGTCAATTTAGAAAATTAGAGAGAGTTGTTGAGACTATATATGAAGGAGTTTATTTACCTGATTGTGATAAGTTGCTAAAATGGAAGATGATGGATAACATGATGAGATCTGACTCTAACTTCACTTCAGTTAAAATGAATTATCAAATTGTTGCACCAAGAGTTTACAATGGAAAAATAGAATCTTTAGTTGGTAGAATAACAGGTTTTGCTGATATGATTCAATTAACTCACTTGAAGCTACAACAAGTAATGTCAAGAATGGTACCTGATGGTGTTTATCTTGATGTTGATGGTTTAGCAGAAGTTGATCTCGGTAATGGAACAAATTATAATCCACAGGAAGCTTTAAACATGTTTTTCCAAACTGGTAGTGTTATTGGTAGGAGTTTTACATCAGAAGGGGATATGAATCCTGGTAAAATACCAATTCAACAAATTCAAAATGGAGGTGGAGGAAATAAGATACAGAGTTTAATCCAAACATATAATTATTATCTACAGATGATAAGAGATGTAACAGGATTAAATGAAGCTAGAGATGGTAGTGTACCTGATCCTAAAGCTTTAGTTGGTGTTCAAAAACTAGCAGCAGCTAATTCTAATACAGCAACTAGACATATTTTAAATTCCATGTTGTATCTGACGGCTGAAGCTGCTGAGTGTTTGTCATTAAGAATAGCTGATATTGTAGAATACTCTCCAACTAGAGAAGCTTTTATACAAGCTGTAGGAGCACATAATGTTGCTACACTTAATGAGATGAAAGATTTACATCTTCATGATTTCGGTATATTTATAGAATTATTACCAGACGAAGAAGAGAAACAGATGCTTGAAAACAATATACAAGTTGCATTAGGTCAAGGATTAATAGATTTAGATGACGCTATTGATCTCCGTGAAACAAGAAATATAAAGCTTGCTAATCAACTTCTTAAAGTTAAAAAAAGAAAGAAAGCAGAAAGAGATCAGAAGATGCAACAAGAGAATATGAAAGCTCAATCTCAAGCAAACGCTGAACAACAGCAAGCTGCTGCTCAAGCTGAGATACAAAAAAATCAAGCAAAAACACAAGCTGATATACAGATAGAGCAAACAAAAAATCAACTCCAAACTCAATACTTACAGCAAGAGGTAGAATCTAAAAAACAATTAATGCAATTCGAATTTGATTTAAATATGAAACTTGAGGGTATGAAAACTCAAATCAATTCTCAAAACGAATCAAAGAGAGAAGATAGAAGAGATCAAAGAGTTGATAGACAAGCTGCTCATCAAAAAGAAATGATAGAGCAAAGAAGTAAAGGTGATTCAATTAAAAAGTTTGAATCATCAGGTAATGATATACTTACAGGGGGAGCTAATATGAATAGATTCTCTCGTTAATATTTAATATTTTATAAAATTTTATTATGGCAGAAGAAAATGAAAATGTGGTTGAAGAGATAACTGATGTTACTAAAGAATCAACCGAACAACCTTTAGAGGAGGTTGTTGAAAACAAAATAGACGAATCAAAATTTAAAAGCGCTGGAGATGATAGTGTTATAAAAATTGATTTAAGTCAACCACCACCTGAAAAAAGCGAAGAGGTTAAAGAAAAACCCGCTGATGAAAAAGAGGTGGACGTAGTTGAGGAACCGGAAGTTAAAGAAGAGGTTGTTGAAGAAAAAGTTGAAGAGCAAGAAGAACAACCTGTGCTTCAAGAGATTACAGAAGAAGAAGAGAGAAAAGTTGAAGAGAAAATAGAAGAAGCTGTAACAGAAGCAGAGGCAACTGGAAAACCACTACCTGAAAATATACAAAAACTTGTGGATTTCATGGAAGAAACAGGTGGTGATTTACAAGACTACGTAAACTTAAATAGAGACGTATCAAAAATGGACGACTCCGATGTATTAGATGAGTACTATAGGCAAACAAAATCTCATCTAACAGCAGAAGAAAGAAATTTCTTATTAGAAGATACATTTGGATTTGATGAGGATGAAGATGATGCTAAAGATATACGTAAAAAGAAAATAGCCCTCAAAGAGCAAGTTGCCGAGGCTAGAGCCCACTTAGACGGGCAAAAGTCTAAATACTATGAAGATATCAAGGCTGGGTCAAAGTTGACCGATGAACAACAAAAAGCTATTGATTTCTTTAATAGATATAACGAGAATTCTGAAAAGCAGAAAAAACTATCTAAAGCTAGTAAAGAATCTTTTGTTAAAAAAACTAATGGTGTTTTTAGCGATAATTTCAAAGGTTTTGATTATCAAGTTGGAGACAAAAAGTTTAGATTTAATATAAAAGATGTGAACAAGGTTAAGACGATCCAAAGCGATATTAGTAATTTTGTCAACAAGTTTGTTGGTGAAGATAAATCAACTATTGAAGACGCTGCGGGTTATCATAAATCTTTATTTACCGCTATGAACGCAGACGCTATTGCTAATCATTTTTATGAACAAGGAAAAGCTGATGCAATTAGAGGACAAGTTGCTAAAGATAAAAATATAAATACTAATCCTCGCCAAATGCATGGTGAAACAAGCGCTGGTGGTGTTAAGTATAAAGTATTAGGAGATTCTGCTAATGATTTCAAGTTTAAAATTAAAAAAAGGAAATAACAATTTAAAACAAATTAATTATGGCAATTACTGCAGGAGGTAGTTTGAATAGTGTAGCGGCTTCACAGCAACAAACACTAGCATCAAACTACATCGATTTCACTCACGCTGATACAGCGGGGTGGGCTCAACAATATTTACCAGACCTAATGGAAAAAGAAGCTGAAGT